CTGGTGGAACTGGTGAAGGCGTTCGGATTGGGCGGGAAGGCATTGACGGCGGCCAGCTTCGGCATCGGGCTGGCGCTGGGCATCCTGTACCAGATCAGCATCGCGGTCCCAATTGGCTTTGCCGGTTGGTTTGGCGCCTGCATCTTTGGATTGGCGCTGGGCCTTGTGGCGAGCAAAGTATATGACGCAATTAAATCAGCTGCAACGAAACCGCTGGGGTAGACCATGAGCGGCGCGGAAACAATCCCGTACGCGGCATGGGAACAGGCAGTTTTCGTTGCTTTGTTTATTTTCTTCGCCATTGGGATGCTGTACTGGTTCAGTAAGCAATCCGACAAATGGCAGAAGTTCATGTTTGATATTGACGAGAAATGGCGCGCGTTCAACCGCGAACAGCGCGACAGCAACCAGGAATCGATGAACTGCGTGGAAGGCAGCTTGAAAGACCTGACCATCGTGACGCAAGGGCTGGTGAACGAAGTGAAAGAAATGCGCGAGGACAGCAAAGAGTTCTACGCGAGCTTTCGCGAGCACGACGCGCAGGCGAAGGAGATTCTGGCGGAAGTGAAGACCAACGGGAAACCCGCGCCAAAGCCGCGCGTCAAGAAAGAGCCGCTGCCGTGATTGAAGTCACGTACCGCACGACTATCCGTTACAACCGCATTCCGGATATCGCGGCGCGCTTTCCGGGCGCTGTGCGGGCGGTGGTGGCAAAGGCCGCGCTGGATATTGAGGCGGACGCGAAAGCGCTTTGCCCGGTGGATACCGGCGCGCTGCGCGGCAGCATCAAAGCGGAGATAGACGGGACGCGAGCAACCATCGAACCGCACAAGGATTACGCGGGTTACGTGGAATTCGGAACGTACAAGATGGCGCCGAGGGCGTACATGCGCCCGGCGGCTGATATCAACGAGCCGAAGTTCATAGCGGCAATGGAAGCACTGGCGGCGCACTTATGAGCAACGCAGCGAGCTGGATCTACACGACATTGACGACGGACGCAACGCTGAGCGCGCTGATTAGCACGCGGGTGTATCGGGACCAGGCGCCGGAAGCGGCGACCTTCCCGTTCGTCACGTTCACGCAGATCGACGCGGTGCCAGTGAAGAACGCGTTCGCGGATATTCTGATGGACGGTGAGCGCTGGCAAATCAGCGCGTACGATGATGGAAAAACGTATACGACAGTAAACAGCATCGCGGCAAGACTGCGTACCCTGCTGCATAAGACGCGCGGCAGTAACGTGGTGAGCAGCGTGCTGGAAGCGGAGTTCACGCGTTCGGAAACAGACGACGCGGGGAACATGTACAAGTCGGTTATTTTGGACTTTCGGGTCCATACACAGTAGGAGTGACTATGACCTTACCAGCAACAGTTTATCAAGGCATTCAAGTGGGTGTGGAGAGCACAGCTGGCACGCCAGTGGCGGCCAACAAGAAGCTGCTTTCCGTCACGATGAAGCCAAGCCCACAAACGGAAACGAGCCCATTCCGGGCAATGGGCAACAAATACGCGAGCTTTGTTTCGCTCAACAAAGAGTGGACGAGCATCAACATCGAGGGGCAGCCAACCTTCAACGAAATCGTGTATCTGCTTTCAGGCCTGATGCACTACGCAGCGCCGGCTCAGCAAGGGGCGACCACTGCTTACAAGTGGACGTTCGTTTCGAACACGAGCGCCGCAGATGTTGGCAAGACCTTCACCATTGAGCAGGGCGACGCGGACAGAGCCTGGCGCGTGGCCGGGGCAAGAGTGAGCGGGCTGACCTTTGACTTTGGGCGGAATGAAATCCGGGTGAGCGGCAACGGCGTGGGTGAACAGCTGGAAACGGGCATCACCCTGACCGCGGCTCCAACGGCGCTTTCACCGGTCCCGATCCTGCCGACCATGCTGAAATTCTACATGGAAGACACGCAGGCGGATTTGACTGGCGCGACCGCTTTGACCAACTCGTTCTCGATGCAGTGGAGCCTGACCGATAAATTTGGGCTGGCCTGGCCTGTTGGGCAGGACGCCGTGGCCGTGGAAGGCGAACCGAACGCGAGTGGAAAAATCGTGCTGGCAACCGATACCGCCGGGCTGGGGCTGATTGCCACGCTGCGGGCTGCATCTACCAAGTGGTTCAGAATCGAAGCCACAGGCGCGGAAATCGCGTCGCCCTACAATCACAAGCTCACGATTGACTTCCCTGCGCAGATTGAAGCGGTGGGCGACCCTTCGGACACGGACAACGTGTACACGATGGAATTCGGGCTGAAGCCGATTCACGACGCGACCTGGGGCAAGAGCGTGAGTATCGAAGTAATCACCAACCTGAGCGCGTTGTAGGAGCAATAATGCGAATTAGCGACCTTACAAAAGAGACCAAGAAGCTGGAGGTGGTTTACAGGACTGCCTCCGGCGATTTTCCGGTGAAGCTGGAATACCGGACACAAGCCGTTACGATGGGCTTTCTGAAAGAGCTTGAGCAAGCGCAGGGGGCGGACAGGCTGGTGTACCAGGTGACACAGGTGGTGACGCGCTGGGATTTACAGGATGACAGCGACCAGGTTATTCCGATTACAGCAGCCGGCATTGAAGCGGCTGGAGTGCCTGTTTACCTGCTGAACTCGATTCTGGGCGCGATTGCGGAAGACCGGCTGCTTGGGGCTGAAGCAAAAAACGCATAGCGGCGTACCTGTCCGCGCCGAACGTTTATGAGATGCCGCCGCAAGACGAACTGGATGCTTATGAGCTGTTCTTTGTGGCAAAGTGGGCAGGAGTGCCGGCGTGGGAATTGGCGGAGAGGCAGGCGGCGTATTATGACGGGTACAGAGCCGCGCTGTGGATTGAAAACAGGCTGAACGCCGAAGCGATGAGGAAACATGGCACGCATAAGTGAAATCGTAGTCGCGATAGAAGCTGAAGGCACAGAAAAGGTGCTTGCCGCGCTCAACCAGGTGGAAGGCGCGCAGGTAAAAACTGTAAAGACCACCAAACAGCTTGGCGCGCAAACCAAAGAAGCCACCGCGACGGCCGGCGAAGGCTGGGCGACGCTGGCAACGGGCATCAATCAGGCCACGCAGATTATGATAACTGTGGTCGAAGTCGGCAAGGCTGTTTATGACATGGCCAGACAGTCCGCGGAGCTGGAGTTTATGGCCGGCAAATTCGACCGGCTTTCGCTGTCCATAGGCACGACTTCTGATGTGCTGCTTGAGGACTTGCGCAAGGCTACGCAGGGCACGCGCTCGGATATGGAGCTGATGGCGTCTGCGTCTGACTTTATGGCGTTGGGCTTTGCCAAGACCAGCGATGAAGCGGTTCGGCTTTCAACTGTCGCTGGCGCGCTGAACATGAACATGAACCAGCTGGCGCTGACGCTCGCGAACCAAACCACGATGCGCTTTGACCAGTTGGGCGTGAGCGTGGTGGGCTTTCAGGAAAAGGTTGACGCGCTGGTAAAGTCCGGAATGAGCGCGAACGCTGCGTTTCAGGAAGCGTTTCTACGCCAGGCTGAGGAACAGATACAGAAAGTCGGGAACGCGGCGGATAGCAGTCTTGGCGGGCTTATGCAGATGGAATCTGCGTTCAAAAACCTGTCTGATGTAATCAAGCAGGATTTCACCACATCAATTGAGGGTATTGCCCCAGCGGTTACAAAAGCCGTGAACTCGATGATTGAGTTAAATACGCTTGGGAATAAGCAAGCCGCTGTCATACAACGGCTAAGACAAGCATACAACGATGCAACAATTACTCAAGCGCAATATGCACAAGCATTAAGAGACCTTAATTATAACGGACTATATGTTGCTGCCACAGAGGAAGACTTAGCAGTGGCAACGTCTATGCTGAACGAAGCCTACGCTAAGACCGGCGCAACCGTTGACATGGCCGCTGAAAGCCAAATTGATTACTATATCAAATTAGCGCAAACAAAAACCCTGCTCGGTGAAATACCTGGTGCAGCGAATGGCGCTGGCGATGCGATTGCAGCCTTCGCGCTTACAAGCGATAAGGCAGCAGAAAAAGTTGACAATTTCCTTGCAAAAGCAACATTATTCAAAGACGACTTTGGGGAAATGTTTGATTTGGGAAATGTGTTTTCCCAGCAAAATGTGGATATTGAAGGCCTGATTGACAACCTTTCAGTTGTCATGGACCAATACAGCAAGCTTAAAACACAGCTTGAGGACGAGCTGGTAGATGCACAGCTAAATTTGAACGTAGCGATTAGCACGTTTTCTGAAAGCGTAGCAAGCAGCCTTGTAGCAGGGCTGAAAGAAGCTGGGTTTCAGGGCGAAGAACTTGCACTTCGTTTGCGAGAAATTGACGCCGTATTCGGGACTGATTATGAGATGCAGTACCGCGTTGACGTGGACACTGAGGAGTTGCAAGCTCTTTTGAATGACCCGAATTTCCAAGACTTATTTGGTCCGGCTGCTCAAGCGATGCTTGAAAAGAACCTCAAGCTTGACGCCGATGTTAGTGCCGCAGAGGCCGCAATCCAAAGCATTTATTTGCAAATGGCTAAATTACGCGGTGAAGCTAACATTGAGATAAAAACACTGGTAGATGATGCGGCAGTAACAGCTTATGTTCCGCCTAAACCCGAAATGAAAGTCGTAACCGTCGTGGAATCAAGCGCAGTTGATTCATGGACGCCGCCGACAAAGTACGGAACGGTGGTATATTTGCCGGAGGGGGAGGGCGGAGGTCAGGCTGTCGGAGGGCCGGTATATCCGGATAAAACCTACTTATGGCAGGAGCCAAACCGCGAGGGCGAGTTGTTCGTTCCGGAGCAGTACGGACGGGTGATGAACAACCACCAGGTTGCGCAGGCGATCAGGGAAGCGATGTTCGCTTCCAACGCGGGGGGCGGGCGCACGGGCGGCGCGGTGACGACTGACAATTCACGGCATATTACCTACAACATCAACGCGCAATACAAGCATGAGCCGGTATTGACGTTGAGCCAGCACTTGAAAATACTGAGCACTCTGGGAGGGCGGGCATGATTTGCTGGGTACGCAATAAGCAGACGCTGCGGCTGGACCAGAAGCCTTACTTGCTTTATGAACATGATGGGTTCGGCATTCCGCAGACGAAGCGAATTGAGGACAGCGGTCCTTTGCAGCACGGAACTACGGACAGGGGCATGAAGCTGCCAGCGCGCGATATTGTGTTGTATGTGCAGATGTTCGCGGATGATTGGGAGGATTACTACGAAAAGCGGGCTGAGCTGGCGCGCTGGTTCAGTCCTTTTGGGGATGCAGGCACGCTGCAGGTGACAGAAGAAGGCGTTGGCATTACGAGCGGCGGCGGCGGTCTGGAAATAAGCGGGTACGCTGTGGAAGGGCTGGACTTTCCGGGCAGCGAACGCGAAGGGTTGACGCAGACCATTCCGATTGTGCTGCATTGTTCTGACCCGCTCTGGCAGGACATAGAATCAAGCAGCGTGACATTCTCCGCTGGTGGCGGTTCAGATACCTTTGAGGTGCCGACTGTTGTGCCTTTCAAAATTGGCGCGTCCACTATGTTAGTTTCGCAATTAGTTGATTATGTCGGTGATGCAGATGCTTATCCAATTATCAAAATATATGGACCCGTAACTGACTTGAACATCTCACGGGTCTCCTCAAAAACCATTATGAAACTTGACTTCGCAGGCACGACCATAGCGGCGGGCGACTGGTACGAAATTGACTTGCGCTATGGGGTAAAAACCATTAAGGACAGCAACGGCGTGAACAAAATCAGCACGCTCAGTGCGAACAGCAACCTTGCGACTTTCCGGTTGTTTGCTGGAGCAAGCAATTATATTGCAATGACAGGAACGGGAATTACTTCATCCACGATGGCGCAGCTAACGTGGAAAAACGCCTACGGCGGAATTTAGGAGATTTATGGCAGAAACATCAGGGTTTTGGACGACATCAGGCGCGGGAAGCGGCGACCAGGTAGCAAGTTATACGCAGGCGCATCACAGCCTCGCGCTGATGCTGGCAGCCGGCGCGAAGGGATTGGACGGGGTCGCAACCGGTTATCTGAATGGGCTGGCGGTCACACCTGGCAGCGGCAAAGTGACGGTTGCAACCGGCGGCGCGCTTGTGGACGGAAAATGGTACACAAGTTCAGCCGCTGAAAACGTGACCATCTCCACGCCAACAGCGGGAACGGAGCGCATTGACCGCATTGTTCTCAGGGCGACCTGGAGCAATTACACTGTGCGGCGTTATCTGCTTACAGGCACCGCGTCGAGCAGCCCGACTGTTCCGGCGCTAACCAAAACGCGCAACTCGTACTTTGAAATTCCTATCGCGCAAGTGCGGGTTACGAGCGCGGGCGTTATCACGGTGACGGATGAACGTTATCCGGCGGAGAACACGCAGACCATGCCAGTTCTGGCGGTGGGCGAAGTAGAAACGCTGGTCGCAAGTTCCAGTATTCCGGTTCGTCAAATTATCATTCCGGAACACTGGCACGGGGCGGTATTGACGAACGTCAGCGCGGGCGTGTTTACGGTTTCGTCAAGCGGGTTGGTGACTGTGCGGGTGTACAACGCGACGCTGGGAAAAAACGTGCTTAGCACCAACGTCACAATTGACGCGAACGAGCGCACGAGCTTGACAGCCGCAACCCCGCCGGTTGTGAACCCGACATATGCGACCCTTACAAAAGGCGACCTGTTCCAATTCTTTGTGGAAACGGCTGGCACAGGCGCAAAAGGGCTGCAGGTTGATTTAATTGCACTGTCAAAGGCATAGCAATGGCTATTAGCATTTTGAGCACGCCTGTTACGAACGGGCTGGTGTATACCGGAACATTCGGGAACGCTGGTGAGTTTCACGTGGTCTATGAGCGGCAGAACCTGACAAGCGTATACCGGTCCGTAGCAACCGCCATAACTTTGGGCGGCGCGGCAATGACCCTGCTGGCTTCAATGGAGTGGCAGGGCGATTATGTTGTGGCAATTTGGGGAATGCACGTGACGCCCGCTTTGGCTGGGACTGCTTTCACGATGGTACGCACCGCTGGTACTTACGCGCTGACCGACCGCATTGACGTGGCAGTGCTGGGGGGCGTAAGCACAAGTCCGCTGGTTGCAAAAAACGAATACCGCACAGGCGTAAGCAGCACTACCAGCTATTCGCATATTATCGCGACAGAATACGGCGGGATGGTGCTGGACAGACTCGGAGCGACCAACGACACGGGCACGCCTAGTTCCGGGCAAAGTTACGTTTTCACGAGCACTTACAAGGCAAGCTATAAAAACGGACTGGATAACGGAACGAAGAAAATCGGCTGGACATGGACGGCCGCGCGCGCTTGCTATGCTTGCGCGAGCCTTAGACCGCTGCGGGTTGGCGGCGGAATCATGGGGATCGTGTAAGTGAACGGGCTATTTCACGTCGACCTGTATGACGCGAGCGGCGTCAGGAAAGCCATACTGACCGATGTTCATTGGCTGGAATATGAGATCGCAGTCAATAAGCCCGGATATGTCTCATTTGAGGCGGATGCGGACGCTGACGCGCTGGCAGGGCTTGATACCGGTTGGCGCGTGGACGTGTGGCGCGAGCTGCCAAACGGGACTACGGCAAAAGAAATGGTCGCGTTTGTGGATGAGCTTTTATGGCAGTTTGACGCGCGCGCAACTGTGACAATTACAGCAAGCGGGCTGATTGCCTTGCTGGGCAAACGCTGCGTGATGTGGAAAGCAAACACAAAAAACCGGAGCGCATTCACGGCGGCAAAAGCAGAAACTATCGCAAAAACGCTGGTTTCGTACAACCTGGGCGCAAACGCGACCACTACCAACGGCAGAGTCTTGAACGGCGCAATGACCGGCTTCACAGTGCAGGCAGACGCGGCGGGTGGAAATACGCTGGACTGGTTCTGTGAGTGGGCAAACCTGCTGGACACGCTGCAGGAGCTTGCACTTGTGGGCGGCGGCGACTTTGACGTGGTGCCGGTGACCGGCGGGTATGAATTTCGCTGGTACGCGGGACAGCGCGGCACAGACAGAACGGCAACGCAGATATTCGCGCTGGAACGTGGAAACGTGGCAAACCCGCGTTATCTGGTCTCAAGCGTAGAAATGAGAAACGCCGTTGTGGTTGGCGGCAAGGGCGAGGAAGCAGAACGCCTGACTGCGGTGGTCTATTCTGCAGATCACAGTGCGGCGACGCAGGCGGAAATGTTTGAGAGCGCGACTGATGTGGAAACGACGGACGGACTGACAGATAGGGGAGAAGCCGCGCTGGACGAGAACAAAGCCGTCAAAACATTCTCATTTGACATTCTGCAGACCGAAGCAAGCAATTATGGAGTTGAGTACGTGGTCGGCGATCTGGTAAAAGCTATTAACCCGTTTACCGACACGGCTGTCAGCGTGAAAATTGAGAGCGCGCAAATCAGCTATAAAACTGACGGAACGCTGGAAATCAAGATTGAGGTGCTGTAATGGATAAGCTGATGGCAACCCTGCTAAAAATGGCAAACGACATCGCGGATCTGCGGCGGGACGTGGAAGACCTGAAACGGCGCGAGATTCCGGCGGGACTGTGGAATAACTACACGCCCGCAAGTCAGACGGGCTGGACTGCGCTGCCTACTGGTAATTATCGCTATACTGCTATAGGTAAGCTGGTCATCCTGCACATCGCAATGGTTGACGGTACGAGCAATGCTAACACCGCGAAAATCGCGCTGCCTTTCACTGCTGCAAACTTCGGTGGTAGCATGGGAGGCGCTAACGCTTATGCGGTTGATGATGGAACGGAACTTACCACGATGAGCAGATGGGCTATCGGGGCTAATTCTACTACCATAGACTTCTACAAAGACGCAGCGGTTGGCGCATGGACGGCGTCGGGCACGAAGCGCATTTACTGCGTTGCGATATACGAGAGAGTGTGAATATGACATACGCGTTCGGTGTGGACATCAGCAAATATCAAAGCAGCCAGAACGGAAAGATTCTGCAGGACTTTGACGCGCTTGCCAACCATTCTGAAAGGGTCAGTTTCATCTTTGCGCGGGCGGGCGTAAGCTGGGGTTACAAAGACCCGATGTTTGATTATTACTGGAGCGAAATGGCGCGCATTGGCGTGTGTCGGGGCGCGTACCACTATCTGTACCCAAGTCAGTCGGTACAGCGCCAAATGGACTGGTTCCTGTCTATCGCGCACAACCGCACAGAACATGACCGCCTTCCGCTGGATCTGGAAACAACCAACGGGCTATACCGCCAGCAGGTCACGGACTCTTTGAACAACTCCCCGCAT